CATGTGCTAGATCGGGGAGTGCGTTGTGGTCGGTGGGGTACGCAGGCCGGCGATGATAAATCTGTCCAACCACAGCGATGAACGTATGCGTCACGCTAAGATGGGCAACTGGTTTGTCGAGAACCCTCAACGATCCCTGGCTAACAACTCCATCTGCTATACTGAAAAGCCTGACGTTGGTGCATTCATGCGCGAGTGGAACGCAATATATGAGTCACGATCAGGGGAGAGGGGCATCTTTAACAGGCAAGCCTGTAAGGACATGGCCCCAGAGCGTAGGGATACTGAACATGAGTTCGGCACAAATCCTTGCAGTGAGATAGTGCTGCGATCAGCACAATTCTGTAACCTTACAGAAGTTGTGGTCAGACCTGATGATAACTTTGAAACATTGAAGGCTAAGGTGGAGGCCGCTACAATCTTAGGTACTCTACAGTCTGCACTCACTGACTTCAGATTCCTACGCAAGTTGTGGAAGAATAACTGTGACGAGGAGAGATTGCTAGGGGTGTCATTAACTGGTATATGGGACAGCAAGTTCTTTAAGACACGATTTCACGGGGACGTTGTGCGCCTAAAGAATCATGCTATAGCAGTGAACAAGAAATGGGCTGAGAAACTGGGCATCAATCCCTCGACTGCTATTACCTGTGTCAAACCTAGTGGTACGGTCAGTCAATTAGTCAACAGTGCGAGTGGCTGTCATCCCAGGCACTCCCGCTATTATGTAAGGAGGGTGCGTAATGATATTAAAGACCCGCTTGCCCAAGTAATGATAGATGCGGGTGTACCTTATGAGGTTGACAAGTTTAATAAGGAAACCTATGTCTTTGAGTTCCCTATGGCATCTCCCGCAACGTCTACAACTCGACACGACATCACGCCGTTCGGTCAGTTGGAGATGTGGAAGATGCTGTCGCTACACTGGTGTGAACACAAACCCTCAATGACCTGCTACATACCAGAGGATCGGTGGCCCCAAGTAGGGGCTTGGATATGGGAGAACTGGGATGTGGTAAACGGTATATCATTCCTTCCGTCTGCGGATGAGGGCCATGTGTACGAGCAAGCCCCATACGAGGACATAACTGAGGAAGAGTACAAGGCAAGAGAGAAACTAATGCCAGAGTATATCAACTGGAGTTTTGAGGAGGCGGTAGATAACACAACCGCGAGTCAAGAGGTGGCTTGCACAGCAGGAGTATGTGAGATATGACCAGACCAATTGTGTCCGATAAAAATTTTGAGAAACGTATAAGGCAAGATGCTCTTAAAAGGAGCGGGGGAGGAATTGATTATGAAGGTTCATCATTCGATCCGTCCGCAAAATGTTTCGATAAGAAACACTACTATCAGTATATTGAGAATGGTTACGAATGGATAGCCGCAGTAGGTATATGTTATTATGACCCCGTCTATGACGATTATGATGATGATGATGATTGGGAAGAGATGGGCGGAATAGACCCAGCCCTTGCACCCAACCATGATTGGGATAGTGACCCAGTAGGGTTTAGAGATTAATGAAACCCGCACACTACAGGATGAAGATACAGCCTATTGAGTATATCATGGAGAATAAACTAGACTTCTGCTCTGGTAACATTGTGAAGTATGCCAGTCGGTGGGACAAGAAAGGCGAACCCTACTCTGATCTATGCAAGATAATAGAATATGCTAAAATACTTATAGATGAACTACCTGCTATGGGGAAGAGTAACGTTGCGGATTAAAAGCGAGGCGTACCTTAAGTGGGTATCTACCCTTCCTTGTAGCGAGTGCAAGACTAATGACGATACTGTTATGGCGCACCATCTTAAAGGTAGGTACTCGCCCCTTTCGGGTGGGATGGGGTACAAAGCGGATGACTGGCTTACGATGCCACTGTGCTTTACTTGTCATAGTAAGATTCATTCTGGTGATGTAGAATTAATGAACTGGCAAGCATTCTTTATTTTAAAAACGCTTGACAAAGCATTTGATGATGGTATAATAGAGTTATGAACAGTGAAGTAGAGGGATACCTCAAACAAATAGAATGTGTGGCCCCTGGTTATGCCCAGGCTAAGGCCGAAACGTATCAATTACAGGAGTTTAAAAAGACTCAGAGAGCCTTGTTATACAGTAAGGCTGTAGGCAAAACTGTAGCAGACAGGGATAATTGGGTTTCGATACAGCCGGAAGTTACTAAGTCAATAGACGGTATCGCGGTTGCCATCGAAAGAGAGGAGCGTCTACGTTGGGAATTGAAGGTGGCTGAACTTCATATTGAAGTTTGGCGAACCGAACAGGCTAACAGGCGCTTAGAATCTAAAATTTTATAGGAGAAACTATATGAGTGATTATGAAGTAAAAGAGGGTGATATTGCCCTGTTCGTAAACGATAAAGAGGGGAATGAAAAACGCCCCGATTTAACTGGGTACGCCATAATCGGCGGTAAGAAGAAGGATGTATCTGTTTGGGCTAAAGACTCAGGCAGACTTCGATTTTCTGGTACGGTGCAGGAGCCTTACAACTCAGGCAGTTCGGGCAGGAAAACTTCACAGACTTCCACTGAAGTTCCGTTTTGAAGATAGAGTACCATGACGGGGATACTGTCGAGATGTTATTCGACAGTAAACTCCACTCTTATAAGGTGGGGGATGAGATAATTCCTAGTGCTACTAGAGTGCTTGATGTTATTTCAAAACCCGCCTTAGTTCCTTGGGGTTTAAAAGTCGGTGCAAACTGGCTTGAGAAAAACCTCTTCCACGATGCGGATGCCAGTTCTAAAAACACTAAGGTATACAAGTCAAGGATGGCACTTGAACCCTTGTTAAAGGGGATGAAGAGTGCTTACAGGGGAACCTCCAAGAATGCTTTAAACATTGGATCCATCACCCATGAATGGGTAGAGGGTGCGGTCAACTGGAAACTTGGCGAGGGGGAGATACCCCAGATGCCTCAACAGGAAGAGGCGGTTAATGCTATCCACGCTTTCAAGGATTGGGTTGGGCAGAATGTTGTAGAGTGGAAATCATCAGAGGAAAAATTGTTCCACAGGAAACATAAGTATGCGGGAACTGTGGATGCGAGGGCTATTATTAATGGAGAATATTGTGTTATTGATTGGAAAACAAGTAAGGCGGTTTACCCGGAATATCATCTACAGGTTGCGGCGTATGCGAAAGCGGTGGAAGATATACATGGGATTCCGGTGGATGCTACCTACATACTTAGGTGCGACAAGGCTACGGGGAGGTTTGAAGCGGTCAGGTCAACTGAAATAGAGGAGAACTTTCGAGCCTATCTGGGTGCGCTGACGCTGTACCGTAGGTTGAAGGAATTGAAGTGAGCATACCAGCGATGGTTGTGTTTCACTTTGACTCCGCCCTGGAGTTGATGACTGACGGCATAGAACATGAACTGTTTGATCTAAAGGAGATGGGTCAACTGCTTGAGGGTTGCGCCAAGCAATCTCAATATGCCGCCCATGAGTTTATGTGGCGGGCGTTCAAGAGGATGCTAACAGAGGGTGATGGTGAGAATGTAGTGGGTTTAAAAGGCGCTCACTAAAATGGAATTTAAAAGATGTAGCGGCTACCGGGGGCATTGGGAATGTGGGGATGATTACCCGGATCATATGGTTCCTGTTGATGAGTTTAACACTGTTGCGACATACAAGTCAGGCTTGGATACCCGCTGTCGTAGATGCAAAGTGCCTGCCCATCGCGCCAGTAATCCGAAGGCTAATTTGAAGCATAATCCGAAGAGTAACGCCGTCAGCGCCATATCCTATAAAATGGGGGGTGGCTATAAGGCTTTCTACGATTTACCGAAGGAAGATAGGGTTTCTATTAGGGCTACGGCTACTGAAGAATACAATAGTGGAAGAACAGAATCCAATCCCCAAGAACCAAAATACGATAACGTAATACGATATGTAGAAACGAAATTGAAAGGTCGCAAACGTGATTCAAAAGTTATTTCTTATATCAGAAGTATATACGGCTTATGCTCTGTAGTTGGGTGTGATTATTCTGACTATGATGTAGCGCATATCCACGCCCTAAAGCATGGCGCAGATGACATTCCCGAGAACTGTCTGGCCCTGTGCTCTAACCGTCACCGAGATTTAGACAGAGGGAGAATGGTATTGACCCACCCTCACCT